TTCGTTTGATTCTGCCTTCATTCGGGCTTGCACGGCTGCTGACCCAGGCGAAGTTCCCAGTTCGAGTGCAATCTGCTTGGCTCGCTCGACCAAATATTCAACGATGTCCCGCTCGGCTTTTCGATACTCCTGCATCTGTACGGGACTACCAGACACAACAACATTTGCGTGTCGAACGGGAGGCAGGTCCTTCAGAACTTGGTCCTTGGTTCGACGAATGTAACAGTTCCCACGCAACCTTTCGTTCAGTTCATCAAGATTTGAGTTTCCGCTGATGTTCCATTGACCGAATCTGTCCCTGAAAGCACCGCAGTACCGTCGGTAAAAACCCCAAAGTCCACCAAATGTGTTGAGTTTTCCAAGAACGTCGAGTTGGCTGGCGTACTCGGCTGGTCGATTGGTCACGGGGGTGCCTGTGAGACACAAAATGATGCCATCTGGCGGGGCTGTTCGAGCGATTTTGATGGCTGCTTTGGTGCGCTGCGACGTCGGAGATTTGACGTAATGTGATTCGTCGAAAACAAACGACCTGAAGTTGGTGATTTGCTTCTGCCAATGCGAGATATTTGAGTAACCGATAACAAGAACATCAAAGTTTCTGTCCTCGGGAAACGACTTTCGGTCGGTAACTGTCACCACTTTCCGTTCAGGCAACCACTTTCCGTATTCTTTTTGCCAGTTGAGAACCAAGTTTGGGGGACAGACCACCACAGCAGGGTAAGAGTTCGGCACATATTCCAAAGTCGCAATCGCCTGAAGGGTTTTTCCCAGTCCCATGTCGTCTGCGATGAAACACCTCCTCGACTGAGCAGCGTATTTGACTCCGGCTCTCTGGTACGGAAGAAGCGGGAGTCCCGCCACTTCGAGTTCGGCATCGGTCGAACGGGACTGTTGCACCGAGTCGTCGTGTGTTTCTTTGATTTGTTCGGCTAGTCGAGCAAGGTTTTCTGGAACTGGTTGGTTGAACTTGTCTGCCCATTCAATGCATTCGGCGATGCTTGCGACGGGCGAACGCCACGCTTTGGTCTTGGCGTGCCAAGTAACGCTCGGTATTCCCTTGACTGCTTTGACTTTTACGGGGTCGTAAGCGAACGACATGTAAATAAAGTCGCCGTCAAGAGTTACGCCGAAGATGGGGTTGAGTTTCTCGGGCAGGTCGAAGGTCAGAACTTGTGGGTCGATGGTAAACCCGTTGCGCATCCCGAAGTCCCGTGCCTCAACAACGGAACTCATTGGGATACGCCACGCTTTGGCTACTTTGTCCCATTTTGCTCCATTGATGGCTTTGATTTGTTCCACTTCGGCTCGGTCATACGGCGAAGTCGAAACCAAGTGGTCGTCGTTCAGAAACAGTCTTTTATCCACGGAAACCATTGTATTGCTCTCGGCTATTTATCCCGATTTGGGTACGCTTCCTGTTTCTCCATAGACTTCTCACAATATTCTTTCCACAGTTCGTTCGCTTTTTCATAGATACGGTCAGAGTATTTGTCGCTTTCCCAAACTTCCTCAGTCCACGGTAGGTGTCCGTGTTCCACTAGCCACTCGGTTGCGATACCCAGAAAAACATCCTGTTGGTTGCTCGGTAGTTCGCAGAACTCAACAGTTTTCATACACTTGCCCTGCGTTGGTGACGACGATTTCACAGTTTTCGTTCTCGGGTAAGTAGATAGTCCATCCAACCTGAATAGTTGTTCCGTATGCGTTAACTAGTTTGTCTGTTGCGTGTTGTATGTTCCCATCACACTTCGTTTCTGCGATACGCCATAGCGTGTCGCCCGAAAACACTCTGTGTGGTGTGTTTTCGCAAGTGAAGTTGTTGCTGGTTTCCTCACCAACGATAACTGCTACGACTAAACCAACGACTATCCCCACGAGAAGTAATGTGTTTTTCACGGTAGTACCCAACCTTTGAGTTCACGCTCAAGTTCTGCGCCCTCAACATTGTTTAGTAAGTCAATGAGTTCGTCAAACCACTCCGCAATATTCTTAGGGAGAGGTGTCGTCGTGAGATAGTCGTCGTGTCGTGCGAGAACGATGTCCAAGTCTGTCGGTAGTCCTGCGCCCTCGACATTGTCAATGATGTCCATAATGTCTAGGACTACTTGCTTCCAATGATTTGATGGATATTTTGTTTTCATTTATTTCTCCTTGTCTAGGTTTATCTAACTAGTACCATTATATGGGGTGGGTGCCACGAAGTCAAGTACCCTACGCATATCTGCAACTATCGCAGGTATCCCCAACTCGTCGGGGGATATCTGCCAATCGGGTGACCTTCGGTAAATGGTGTTCCACTTCTCGATGTAGAAGGAATACAACCCCGACCCAATCGGGAAAGTCCAAAACTTGTTGGTGCGGAACGCAAGGTGTATCGGATGTGTATGAGAGTCCCGTGCGTGAACATCCATGTTCGCCAACGGGACTATCACGGTTTCTCCGAACATCATTTCTTTTTCTGGTCGAGAGAACGCCCCGACGGTTGGGTCAAAGAAGTGGTTTTCCGTCTGGATTATTACATGTCCACCGAACCCTTTACCCAAAGATTGGCTCGAACAATGAACATGCCATGCGTCGTCAGGTAGTTGTTTTGCCGGGACCCCGAACAGTTCCCAACCTCTACGGTTGAAGACTGTAGTCCCGATGGGTAAAACTTCGTGGTCGATGTCGAATCGAAGAAGGATTTGTCGAGCGAAGTTGCACGCCAAGATGCAAGAGTTCTGCTGTATCTTCCACTTTTTGCGGTACGAGACCCAATGTTTGCTGATTTGTTCTAGTATTTCTAGTTCAGTTAGTGCCATTATCACCCCTTTTTTTAGTTTATCTGAGTTTCGAGTCAAAAACAAGTCGAGTCGAAAACGAATCGACGAAAAATCAAATCAGAAGTCCCGTAAAATGAAGAACCGAGCGGGACTTCCAGAACCAGAACCAGAAGTCAAAGCCTCGACCCAACTCAGGGATAATCAGAAGTATCCCCCAACCTGAACGGTGGCGGATATAAACTTTCGGGGGGTGCGAACATATGTTTTGTGTTGCGAACATTTGTTTGGCAGGGGGGTTGCTTTCTGGCTGCGGGTGCCATATAATGGATATGTAATATAAAACTAGCAATAGAAAGGCAAGTAAATAGATGACAGAAAATATAGGCATTAGGGAAATATTCGATGGAGACGCAATGTCTCTTGGTCGAGTAAATAACTCACTTCATTACACACAAGACATTGTTCTTTCGGAACTCTTAGCACGAGAACCTGAACAAACAAGTGCGGTATATAGGGAAACCGTTAGTCAGGTGCGAGACTTACTCTACAAAGCAGATGCACTAATCGTTGAAGCACAGCGAGCATTAGTTCTCCCTGAGTCACTAACGGCAAACGACACTTTCTAATCATTGACTTCGTTACACCCGTTAGGTAAAGTAATAACCAACATAGACAAACTAGACGAAAGACATAGGCAATGAAACTAAAAAAGAAAAAGCGCACCTTTGAGACAACCTCAAAGCGAATATCAGAACTCCGTTACGAGATAGAGACTGCGAAAGTAGAACTTGCAGAGGAACTCGCATACTTGGAGCAATACAAAGTCGATGTTGAGGTAACTTCCCGTTGCGTCACTGATGACCTCGGTGTCAAACCGATGTTCCAATGGCAAGTGGATGCATTCGTATGACCAAGACTGAGACTGTGAACGAACTACCAGAACGCATCAATGTAATGAAAGTAATCTCATTTGTTGTGTCAGATGTTGTGGAACTTATCGTATCAGAAAACCCCGATAGCACCTCAGAAGTAACCATCGAAGATGTGATGGAACGAGTTGAGGGTTGGGCGCAAGAGGACTTTGGTGTTGAGAACGCAAGATTTCTTGTTTATCAAGACGAGAACGGAGAAGAGTTGTGACCAAACCTTACCTAGTCCGTTGGGAAATGATTTACGAGTCAGACAACCACATGGACGCAATCGCACAGGCATACGCAGAACTTTGCGACCTAGCAAAAGACCCTTCTCGGGGTGCGAACTATGTGACTGTCATGTACGACGGCGACCACAACATCAAGACATCCATGCAGATTGACGAAGCACTTCTACTTCTCGGTGATGCGTAAACGAATAATCATCGGTCTTGTGACCGTCAAGATACTGTTCGTGTCGTTCGTCGTCATACCCCTCGGGTGGGCGTGGTATCGATTACGCAAGTGGGAAAGAGACCACCCGTCAGAAAGACCGACTGAACCGTTCTACGAATAAAACTCAGATAAACTATTTAGACAGGAAACCATGTCGCCTACCATTGCACTCATAGATAAAACCATCAACACCATCTCGGGGCGAGACCTCGTGGCAACATCAGAGATGGTCGATTTACTTCTAGACCTGCGTCTCTTGTGTGAACTAGACGAACTCCCCAAAGAGGAACTCGTAACCGTCAGCGAATAAGCGGTTGCGGTTTAGGAAATAACCTCAACCGACTCAACTTCGTACACCCTTCCGAATGGGTTGGGTGCTGTCTCTCCAAAGACCCTTTCGTACAGGTCTCGCCCTGCCTGCCAGTCCGACCAATCGCCGTCTGAACGGATACTCACACAGTCGCCGTAGATGACTTTCGCCCTGATAAGTATCGCCGTAACGACTGCATCGTAGGGTTTGTACGCCGTTTTACAAAAGTCGAAGATTTCGCTTCCGCCTTTTTGGTATTCTTTTTGCCACTCAGGTTGAACGGGTAATGCTTCCCAATGAAATGTCTCGTGGTCAATCCCTGCCGTCGCATCACCATTGAGGGAGAAGTACGCCTCGGTGAACTCTGGTGAACCGTAACCAACCTTGTCGCCAATAACGATGCCCGAGTTTTTCGCCTCGGAGATAATCGCCTTTGCGTCTAGTGCGAGTTTGCCGTAAAAGTACGCAGACCCAAGTCGTTTCTTGTCTCGGATGAAGTAGTGCGTGTATCCCATAGTTTTATTTTCCTTTGTCTAGGTTTATCTTACAGTACCATAATAGCGCAAGGGTGTTACGAAGTCAAGCCGATGTTGCGGGTTCTGGATGTCTCGTGGTCGTTGTTTGGGTTTATCCGACAGGGTGAAGAAAATGAGGAAACAGCGCATCCGTTCGGTTAGTCGAGCCCTTGACCAGGCTGAAAGCACCGATTTGCCCCGATTTAGCCCATTAGCCCCGCCGATACGGCTGACCAACGGGACTAAACCCGTCTTTCCAGACAGGTTGAGCAGGTCCTCTCGACCGGTCGACCGGTCCCATCGACGCAAATCGAGAGATTTTGACGCTTTTTGCCCGTTTCCGCGTTTGCCGTACTTTCTTACAAAATACGCGTACCGTGAAACCCTTATGGCATAAGGCTTTCAGAAAAGTGAAGAAAAGTGAAAAAATGAAGGTTTACGGTCCGCTGCTGGAAACGTCAAAAAAGTGACGTTTTTGTTGATTTTGGACGTGGTCCCATGCAGCCGACCAGAAGACCAGGCGGCTTCCAACTGGGTGAGGAGCGGGCAAACCCAGCAGTCCCGTTGCCCAGCAACGATTTGCGGGGCTGTGGGGCTGAACCGCCAAAGGAATCGACCTGACCGACGTCTTCAGGTCGTTAGCACAAATGCTAACAAATGTTGGATAAACCTAAATGACTCCCGCCGTTTGGGGGTGTCTGGATTTAGCACTAAATAAAGTCAATGAGTAATCGATAAGCCATCAAAGAGTTACCCCCGCACACCCTGTTACACCCCGTGCGTAATGTTGGTAGCAACTACTAGACAAAGGAGAAATAGAAATGTCCCCATCAACCCTTACCCTTGACCCACGCACGGTGCGTGTGGTTGAGTTCTTGCGTGCGAACGCAGAAGGCAATGCGTTCTTTACGAGCGTGTTGTCGCAGTTCGACCGCAAAGGTTCACTCTCAGAAGCGCAGTTGGCATCTGTTGAGCGAAACATCAACCGACCACGACCTGTCCGTGAGGTTCAGGCGAACCCCGTCACCGAACTCGGTATGTACCGCAAGGATGGCGTTGTGTTCCGTGTCAAGCGTTCTAAGCAGTCAGGCAACCTGTATGCGATGCGGTACAACCCCCTCGCACCTGTAAAGTCTGAGCGGTTCGTGTACGAGCGTGGCGGTGTGTTCCGTTTGAGCGCAGATAACCGCATGACTCTCGAAGAGGCGCAGAAGGCGGGTCACGAGTTTGGTATCTGTTGCGTGTGTGGCGCAGAACTTTCAGACCCTGTTTCGGTTGAGCGAGGTATCGGACCGATTTGCGTTCAGCGCATCTGATTACCGTCTGAGTAATCGCCCCCTGCCCTTCGGGGTGGGGGGCTTTTTGCGTTTTTTGCGTTTATTGCGTTTATTGCGTTTATGCCCTAGAACAGCGTTGGTGCGCTGTCATTAGCGTCAGCCTTATTGCCATCTGTGCAGACCCTGTGGGCGTACCCGAGAGGCGCAGAAGGGTGCTTAGGTGCGCCTATGTACCTGCCGTTTGAGTGTTCTATCCATGCCACGACCTTTACGGCGTATTGCGTAGTCAGGGTGTCGAAGTCTGTGTTGCAGATGGAGCAAGTCACTTTCACCTCAGCATCATAGCGCAGTCGCCAGAACCACAACCAGAAGTCAGTCGATTTATTCGAAGTCGATGCCGACGGGGACACAGTCCCGTGCGAAGAAAGCATGCACGGGACTCATCCGATGCGTCGAGTCGAACGTCAAGTCGAACGTCGAGCAGGAATCGAGCAGGAATCGAGCCGTCGAGCCAGAGCCGAGACCCAAGTTATCGAAGACACCCCCTCAACCTGAACGGTGGCGGATACAAAAGTTTGAGTGCGGTTTCCCCATCACACTCCGTTGCACCCCGTGCGTAGTATTAGTAGTAAGTAAACCTAGACAACAAAGGAAACCAAATGAACAAAGAAATAGAAAATGTATGGACTTCATCGATTGATGGAGAAATGATTACTGGACTTGCGGACAGTCAAGTTCAGGAAATGATAAAAGAACTGAACGATGCAGTAATGCAAATCTGTCTGTCTTACGGAGTGAAGTAATAATGAACAAAGTATCAAGCAGTCATCGAGCAACACTGAAATGCAAGTATCTCGGCAACAGCGGAAGAATCTCTGTTGCACGATACGGCGAGAAAGACCCGAACCGAATCATGGTTTCATGGAAACATGAACTGGGTATCTCGGAAAACTACAACCGTGCGGTGCAGGAGTATCTCACCAAATCAGGTTGGACAGGGCATTGGGTTACAAGCACCGTCATTGATGGTGCAGTAGCGGTTTGTATCGAAGCGGTGACTGCGTAATCTGCGGTCACACTTCGTTGCGCTTCGTGCGTAACCAAACTCGTAATAGATAAACCTAGACAAGAAAGGAAAGAACATGGACAACACCAAGTTCCTAGAACAAGTTGCCGAAATCATGGCAACGGTTCCCAAAGGAAACTCGCACACCATCGAAATCAAACTATCTATCAAGTTTGATGAGATGGACGGAACACCAGAACAATCAGCGATGATTGCGTTGGATTCACTCGACGAGTGGGCAGACGGTCATGCGTTTGAGATGGACGCAACGGTCATCGAACTCAAATAACCAGCAAACATGAGAACCTCACCTTCGGGTGGGGTTTTTGTGTTGCTAGTCCCGTCATTCAAGTATCTTCTGCGGGGCTGTTCGCAGAACGAAACGGCAACGGGGCTAACGACGCCGGCGCAAGTGTGCCGACTCAATCGACTCGACCTAATCGAATCGACCGCAGTCGCCGACGGCGAGACCCGCAGTTATCTACGATCGTGTATATCCGACCAGATAGGTGACATCATGACATCGTGACATCACACCCCGTTACACCCCGTGCGTATATTAGATAGCGGATGGCAATAACGCCATTCCATTAGACATAAGGGGCTAGACATATGATAAACGACAGACAACATATAGTTATCGCACGAGTGCGATTAGATAACGATGGCGACAAGTCAATCGTCAATAAAGAGTTCGCAGACTTGGCGACAGCGCAGACATGGTGCACTAACACAATCGGTTTGAGCACCGTTCGGGGACTCGTCGAATATATCGGACTCACGGACTACTCAACGATGCACGAAGAAGAGTTTGAAGTCTGAACCGTGATACACCCGTACCGTAACATAATAAGTAATAAGGTAATCCATATAACTACTAGACAAGGGAGCAAGTAATGTCAACATCCACACTAAGCGCAAACTTTGCGCAAGCAACTCGCAAGGTAGGCGACCGTTCAGTCACTTACACTTGGCGCAGTCCGTTGCAGAATATCGAGTTTGACGGCGAGCAAGTCGGCGGACTAGTCAAACTAGATATCTCGCACGATTCCGACCGCAAACAGTTCAGTGCGTTCATCAGGTTTGCACACTACGACCGCAGTCGTGGATTCGAAGTTGTCAAGTTCGCAATCTTTGACAACGACAACTATCCATCAGGCACCGTTGCGTCGCAACCTATCGCACGATATAGCGCAAAGGCGTTGGGCGAGTTTGAGACTCGTGTCGTCAACTATCTCAACGAAGTGCACACTCGTGCGTCAGGATTAGTCGGTCGGCAGATTCTCGAGTGTTGGCATCGTGCGACACTCATCGCAAAGGGTGGCAACGGCACTGAAGGGTGGGCATGAGCACCATGTCAACACCATCAGTCAGCGAAGTCCTAGCGGATAACTATCTAGGCATAGGTGCAACGGGCGTAGGCGTAATCGGCGCAATAGTCGAAGACTTGGCGCACGGTCGCATAGACAGCGAGTGGATAAACGACTTAGGGACGACTCGTGACGAAGTCGTGCAGGCACTCACTGACATCATCGTCGATGTCATCCCGTACCTTTACGCAATGCGCACACCGTCAGGGTGGGTGCAGGCGTGAGCACTCAACTCACCTACAAGGGATATGTCGGCACATCCCGTTGGCAGTGGGAGACGACCAGTGAGCGCAATCAGTTCATTGTCGGATATTGGTATGGTGGGCGAGTTGGTAAGCGTCAGATAGTTACCATCCCCGATAACTCAACACTCGACAACGGTTACTACTTTACTAACGATGGGCAGGCGATACCTAAGTTCGTATTCCGTCACCTATGGAGCGAAGCACAAGGCAAGTAACTATTAGGCGTTGACTAGCCCGTCTACCATTACGGTAGGCGGGCTTTTTTGCGTTAGCAGTTCGGTGAGCGTTGCGCCAAATAAGTCTCGTTCAAACTTTGCCTGAAGTGCGCCATGCCATCGGGCGACCCTCATCAGCGAAGCAAACAGCGTGTCTAGCAAGTCAGCACGCTCCGCTTGCTCGATGTCGTGTGATTCCCTACCACCACCGCACACGGTCGCCTACTCTCTCTCTTTGGGTAGGTCGTCGTATGGCGTCCAGTTTGCGACATGGGCATTGCAGATAGGGATATCCAGACTGGCGGAGTGTTTGACGGGCATTAGTGTCGCCGACCCTTCGCCAAATAGGTCGGGTTCAGTTTGCGCAATCGCATCGATGACTTCAGCAATCTGCAGGTTGTGTGTCTTTGAGACTGAGCGAAATGGGACGGGCATACCAGAAGCGTACAGTCCCGTGCGGGCAAAGCAAAGCGAAGAGTCCCGCCGATGGGAAATGCGGGCGGGGCTAGTGGGCTGGCGGGCGCAACCAGAAGTTTGGACTGAGTCCAAATCTTGACCGAGTCCAAATCGAACGACCCAACCTGAACGGTGGCTTATATAAACCTAAATGAAAATGAGACAAAAGTGCCAAAGTGTCTCACGGGGTTATCCACAGGGGTTATCCACAGGGCTGTGGATATTATGCCCCTAGATATATTGGTTGGTCGAATAAAAAATATGTCTCAAATAGTCACATCTTTGTAGCACCCGTCCGTTATATTAGTAGTAGCAGTTAGATAAACCTAAACAACTAAACCTAGACAGGAGAAAAAAATGGCAAAGAAGCAAAAGGCAAAGAAAGCAAAGAAAGTTGCCAAGCCCTACTTTGAGTGGACGGTGCAGAAGCACCTTATTGAGCAAGCGACGACTAAGGGCATACTCCCGACCGAGTGGAAAGTTATCACCAACGGTGAAACAGAAATCTCAAAAGTTCGGAAGCACGACGACAAATGCGAAAAGTGTAATCACTACAAGTTCGAGTTCTTTGCGAAAGAAGCACCAAAGAACGGTAAAGACCTGAAAATCGTGGGTTGTGAAAACTGCGAAAACTTCATCACCTTGTGGCTCAACGAGCGTACACACGGCAACACTACTGTTCATGCATACCAAATCAAGCAGGGCATCACCGAGTATCTCGGCGTGAAGTGTGTCTGCGGATACCGTCCGTTGATTACGGCGAGCATGAATCAAGAGCAAGTAGACAACCAAGCGAAACATGACTGCCATGCGTGGCGGACAAGAAAGAATCGGTTCTAATGAAAAAGCGTAAGGCGTGGACACCCGAAGAGCGTCAAGCGTTCGCAGACCGCAACATACTCAAGGCACAACGAGTGGCGGACAAGCGTAAGAAGCGTGACAAGGAAGCGTGTCGAGAGTGGAAGTGGAATAAATAACCCTGCAACACCGCTTTAGTAAGATATTTATATCAACCTAAACAAAGGAAAAATAAAAATGACAACCGTTAGACAACTAATCGAATCACTCAAGAAAGAAAACCTTGACGAACCTGTGGTCTATGAGTATTACCTCAAAGACCACTTTGAGCACATCAAGGTGAGCGACAAGGCGTGGGCAGAGATAGCAGAAGCACACGACAGCATCTTGACAAATGACAGCGCATATGACGAAATCGAAGAAGCACTCAAGCAAGCGTCCGCATAACAGCAAGACGCTTCATGTAAACCTAAACAAAGGAGAAATATGAAAACATTAGAAATCATCAGAGAAGGAACAGAACACGAAAAACAGTTCTGCAACGACTCGGCGTTCTACACATGGACAGAAAACCACACCCTCACGGCAACCGTAGTTTTCGGTGAAAGAGAGATTCGAGTTTTCTGTGACGGTGAGATGCGGATTCATATTTGGGATTCCAAAGAAGCACGAGAGAGCAACCCTCATGTCTACGATGTCATTAGATATTGCGATCAACTCTCATCAGTAGGCATCACAACCGATGAGGAACTTCGCAAAGCAGATGAGGCAGGGCGTATTGAGTGGATAAACAACTCGTGGTTCGACCTATATGCATACGGCGAAGGTATTGAGGACGGTTGGTTAGATGCGGTATCGCACGACCTAAACGAAGCGATACTCCAAGCGTCAGAACTTATTGAGAGCAACGAGTTTTGGAAGGAGGTGAAGTAAGTAATGAGCGACAAAGAAAGTTATGTCGGCAAGCGAGTGCGATTCATGCGGTCTAACGACCAATACACAAAGTTAGTGTGGGGCGATGAAGGCGTGGTGACGCACATCGACTCACAAGGCACGGTGCATATCAAGTGGGATAACGGAAGCACTCTCGGCATGATTACCGAGGAGGGCGACCGTTTTCAGGTTGTGTATGAATCAACAGGACGGAAGTGAAATCCAGCAGAAGCAGTAAGTAATCGAGAATCCCCGATCTGTCTCAGCAGGTCGGGGTATTTTTGTATCTAGTCCCGTTAGCAAAAGTGCTGACGAATAGTCCCGCCCCTGAAGATGCGAGTGCGGGGCTGTCCCAAACTCAGATGGCGCACGGGACTGACGGCTTCGCTCGCCCTCCGACCGTCGAATCGACCGTCGAATCGACGACCCAACCTGAACGGTGGCGCATATAAACCTCAACGAGTTTTCCACAGGGTGTGGACAAATCTGTGGAAAAGATTTTTCCAAATCGACATCACACTTCAGGACGGTCAGTGCGTTATCTAGGTATGAACAACAACAACCCGAAAGGAAACAACATGAACAAGGTGTACGAAGTGGCATTGACGGAGAGCGAGATTTACCTCATCACTATCGCATTGGGCGCACAGACGATGAAGGACATCCATGAGCAGAGCAACCCCGAGATAGACGAATATAGGGGTGAGGAACTCGCAGAGCGTGTGGGTGTGGCAATCGGTCTGGCGAGGGTGTTTGGGGCAATCAACGACCAAATCATCGCAGAACACGAGGAATCGGTGGTTCGGGAGTCCGTAACCAACCTTGACCAAGAAATCGAAGATTTATTGAAATAAAGGTTGCAAAGTACGAAAAGTGGTACTAGACTATCTATCATAGATAGTTAGTCAGTACGAAATAGAAATAACCGTGTTACACCCCTGATATACAGTGGTGGTAAGTAAGCAAGTAAACCAAATAAACCTAAACATAAGGAGCAAAAAAAAATGGCACTAACAACCTCAACAGCAAAGGCGGTTCTCGCAAAGCGTGAAGCACTCGCAATCGCAGAGCAAGAACTCGCACAAGCAGAAGCAAGTTTCAAGTTGGAACTCGCAAAAGAAGGCGTCGATTTCGCAGTAGTGGACGGAACGAAAGTTGCGGTCATCAAAGGCGAGCGTCCTTCATACAGCGTTGAAATCTTGAAAGACCTTGTTTCCGACAAAGTGTTCAAGACAGTCACCAAAGCAACCGTAGACGGCAAGAAGTTCAAGAGTGCGGTTGAAGTTGGTGTCATCAAGGCAGATGTCGCAGACGCAGTAATCACAATCACCGCATACGAGCAAATCCGTGTGACCGAACTCAAGGGTGCAAACACCGAGAGCAAGGCAAACACAGAAGCGCAAGTGGCGTAATCGAAACCCTGTTACACCCCTGTCGTAAGATGGGGGTGTAAGGAAATAAAAGCAAATAAACCTAAATCAACCTAAACAAAGAAAGCGAGTAAAAAGAAATGGCAAATCCAAACCAAGTTCGTCAAGACCTTCCACAATGTTGGAAAGATGTTGAGAACGCACTCAACGCAGGAGTTGACAGAATCATCCTGTTCGGTCCCCCAGGAACGGGCAAGACATTCGCAGGACTCAACTACGGCGATGTCAACGCAGGAGCATTTCGACTCATCTGCACCGAGGACATGAGCAACGCACAAGTTGAAGGACACTACAAGATGAACGGCGAAGGCGGTTGGTCTTGGGTAGACGGCAAAGCGGTGTCGGCATGGAAGGGTGACGGTATTCGTGGTGGTCGTCTCGTGATTGACGAGATTGACAAAGCAGGCGCAGATGTGTTCGCAACACTTCTCGCATTCACGGACTCACCTGAATCCTCAAAGTGGGAGTCACCTGACAACGGACGGACGATTACTCCAAAAGACGGTTTCAGTGTCGTGATGACCACGAACATCGAAACAATGGAGGAACTCCCTGAAGCGTTGAAAGACCGATTCCCTGTCTGTATCCGTATCAACCAACCTCACCCTGACGCATTGCAGAAGTTGTCTGCGGATTTGCGTGAGTATGCGGTTCGCATGGCAGACGCAGGTGAGCGCAGAATCTCACTCCGTACCTTCTATGCGTTTGACCACCTACGCAAAGCACTTGGTGACGCAGACAGCGCACGCATGGTGTTCGGCAGGCAAGCAGAAAGCGTCCTAGACGCAATCGCAATCAACAAGGTTGCGGTCTAATAAACCGTGTTACACCCCTGCCGTAAGGTGGGGGTGTAAGACAGTCTCCCTAAGCAAGAGACATAAACCAACTAAACCTAAACGAAAGAGACAAAGATGAGAACAGAAATCAGACCACTCCCCGAAATGTTGGGGCGCAAAGACAAAGACGCAGGCGCATGGCGAATCGATACTTGCGCACCTGTTCGTGGAAAACCGATGACGAATGTCGTGGACAAACACATGATTGTTCCTGTCGGTGACGAACAGATTGACCGAGTAATCCGTGCGCACGAAATGGCACACGCACGATTCTCACCTGCAGACGATTTCGGTAAATGGATTGAGCGTGGTATCGCAACCAAAGACGCACTCATTGTCGTTGAGGAAGTTCGTGTGAACTTCCTTATCAAGAAGGCAGGATTTGATGTTGACCTTCTCTCAGACGGAAGTGAAAAAGCGTCAGGCGTTCGTATCGCAGAACAAGCAGATTGGACGCAAGCGGTTTATATCGCAGTAGGTTACTCAATCTGTGGCGGTGGAAAAGATTTCATTGCAGGCGTGAAGCGTGTGAACCCAGCGTGGGCAAAGACACTTCGAGAAATCATCAAGGCGGTTGAGAAAGAGTTTGTCAAAGCATTCAAGACAGGCACTCTCGGTTCAACCGAAGTAGACCCACGACACGGACTCGCACCATTCGGTTTCGCACACACGGAACGAATCGCAGAATGGGTAGACCGTTTGGCGAACCCACCACAACCCGAAGGTGACGAGGGCAACGAGGGTGAGCAAGGCGAGCAAAGCAAAGAGGGTGAACCCAAAGAGGGAAAACCCAACAAGGAGGGCGACAAGGGTGAGGGAGCGACTAACAAACCGCAACAACCTCAACCGAAAGCAGACCCAAAGAAAGTTCGTCCGACAGAAGCGTCACGAGGCGAAGGTGTTGTTCCAAGTTGGGGCAAACTCATCGTGGGCAACCTTCCACTCACACGCAAGGCGCACGGCGGTCTCGGACGCAAGCGTATTGCGAGCAACATGGGGCGCAACCCACGCAGAATCGGCAACGCACTAGCAGACCCCGAGAAGCGAGTGTTTGACAAATACAAGAAAGGCAACGGCGGTATCGTCTTGATTGACGGTTCAGGTTCAATGTCTCTCCAAAACAAAGACATTCTCGAAATCACTGAGGCGAGTCCAGGATGTACGGTTGCGGTTTATTCCGCAGACAGAAGCAATGTGAAACCGAACCTTCTCGTCCTCGCACAAAACGGGAAAATGGTTGACAAACTTCCTGACCGCAACGGTGGTAACGGTGTAGACGGTGAAGCAATCCGTTGGGCAATCAAGCAACGCAGGCGTTCATCGACACCTATCGTTTGGATTACAGACGGCAAGGTTCACGGTCTCGGCAACAACGGACAGTGGGGTGGATACCACGACATCTTGGCGCAGGATTGCATAAAAGAAGTTGTCAAGCACAAGGTGTTCATGGCGAACGATGTCAAGCAAGGTGTCGCACTCTTGAATCAACTCAAGGTCGGCAAGAAACCGACTCGTTGGTATCCGAGGTGTTGGCAAGAGACATATCAAAAACTAAACGGAAAGCGTTTGGGGTAAAACCTAAACGCTTCAGAATGACATATTGGTTGTGTGTTATTCTGATTGCTAGAGGAACGAAAGGGCTTATCTCCTTTCACCTTTTCGGTTTCTTCCGCAGAGGCGCACCGCTCGGGATTCATCTCGAGAAGGGTGCGCCTGCTGTGTTTATCGGAACTGTTTCATCACTCCTGCGTCTGCGTATCGGATGAGTGCCACGCCGGCAGTGACGATGACCGACTCAACGAATGTAAACCCGCTGACATCAAGTGCGAGTGCGACACGGTAGACAACGAATGAAAAGAAAGCGATTCCCAAAACGAAACCGAGAAGTGCGGAAAATAGTTTTCTGAAAACTTTTTGTGGTCGGTCTGCGTCTTGGTTGGCAAACTCTCCCTCGTCATCCCATTCACTCCATAACCCATCGAGTTCAGAATCAGAAACGCTGTGCGACCACTCGCTCATCTTTTTCCATGCGTCACGCTTACCGTGACTATGATCAGGAAAGTTGGACATTTTGTTTGGATGTTTTTTTGACGATTTGGTGAACTCGTTGGCGTGAAAGGTTGTAACTCTTGGCGATGTCACCGACACGCTCGCCACTCTCGTAACGCTTCGAGATGTCTGCGTCTCGGGTCTTGTCGTAGCGTCTGCCAGGTTTCTGTTTCTCCCAATGCCACCCTGCGAGTTGCTCAAACGCTTGTTTGCGAGCGGATGACAACCCACCTGTCCTGTATTGCTGACGGTTGTAGGCGACCCACGCACCGAGGGCGACATTCTTGCCCCCATAAACTTCAACCTGTGTTGCTGGAACAAGCGAAGTTCCTGTGCGGTCTGTGTATTGGACTAGTGCGTTGAAGCGGTGTTGCCATCTGTCTGTTCTGGAGATTGTCATAGTCTCGATAGTAGTTGACCAAACGCCCGTTCGCCTGCAACAGTCCCGTGCTGTCGCATCGGGTAGCGGGGCTGTAGCGCAAAGTGCTACGGGTGCGGGGCTGTGATGCGCTTTCAAGCATCGCAGGGTGGCAAGGCGACACTGCCGGCTTTGTTCAACCTGAACGGTGGCGTATATGGGTGGTCGAGGGCTGTTGGTTTTGTGGGGGTCGTTTAGGTCTAAAAGATTTTTGGGGAAAGAGTTGCTTTTTGTTTTGTGGTGTGTATATAATGGTAATGTAATAAATAAGCACCTACTAAAAATAACTATGTAACACCCCACAGATACAATGTGGGAGTAAGTAAAAATAAACCTATCAAACAAGGAGAAATACAAATGCCAAACTACTGCACCAACAACCTTCATGTGAGTGGAGACGCAAAAGAAATCAAGCGTTTCCACGAAGCGATTATCAAGAACGAAGACGAACGTAAGGAACACGACCAGTTCAGCATTCTCGACAACCTATTACCTACACCGAAAGACAAAAAAGACGGAATAGACGGAATAGATGCAGTCGCATGGAACTGTGCAAACTACGGTTCCAAGTGGTCGGACTTTGACGGAGTGTTCAACATTGTCACCGATACGGAAATCCATGCAACATTTATGTCGGCGTGGTCTCCTATCGGCGAGGGCATACGCAATGTGTCCAAACAGTTCCCGACACTTGACTTCATTCTCACCTACGACGAAGGTGGTATGGCATTCTTGGGCGGTTTCGCAATCCGCAACGGCGAGTTCGTTGTAGAACTTGAAGGGGAATACCCAAGTATGTCTTCCGCACAACAAGAGAACGAAGAATATGACGAGTTCTACGACCAAGTATCCGAGGTCGTTGATTCGATTTGGGGACTCTGTCGTGAAGCACTCAGCAAGGCATCCGTCTAAATAACTGTGTAACACCCCACAGATACAATGTGGGAGTAAGTAAAAATAAACCTATCGAGCAAGGAGAAATATAAATGCCAACTAAAAAGAAATACGACCGAGACACCCAACTCCCCACCATTCATAAGGCGTGGACGGAATCTATGGACAACGATTTCTTAGAGGAACTCTACTCACTCAGCGATGGGTACGGAGAAGTTGGGTATATACCTGAGCAGGGTTACGACTGGTCGGGGATTCGAGACTCATCGAATAAGGCAATCCGAGCGATGCATAAGTTCTGCACCAGCAAGGTGTACGCACGAGACATCACCGTCTAAACAACCGTGTAACACCCCTCACCTATAGTTATGGGTGAGGGATAAAACCCTTACTAAACCTACTAAACAAGGAGCAACAAAATGGCTACAACAACAATGCAAGATTATTGGAGCGATGTAGAGAACGCACTGGAATACGCATATCTTATTGCGTTCGATGGTTGTCACAAAATCTATATTGCGTTAGACGAGATTGAGGCACAGTGGTTTCGTGACCGAGATGATTACACCAAAGTTACGGGGACACCTTCAGAGTTGCGTGAGCAACTTGTCAAGTGGTACGACGAGTCGTGTCCATTGAAGTTCATAAGTTCAGTGGTTCATAACGAAGAGAACCCGAACGAGGGTTACACGAACCTCATCCCACAAAGTGCAGAAGACGAAGACGAGTTTGATGATGAAGACGAATCCGACGACTATGAAGGAGCAAAATGATGAAAACTATTGACGGAGACAAGTTGCGTAAAGCGTTAGAAAAACTTATCCCAACCTGCGACTTCGATGTTGATAACGAGGGACAAGTAATCATTTACACAAACCTGAAAGAACTCAGGAACGGAAACTACAAGGAGATAAAGTAATGGAAACTCAAAAAGCAAAACGCAAACACCTACTACTCACGCAAGAGATTAGGGACACCCTCCCACCTCTCTACAACAGCGAGCAACTCTACGATGTCTCGAAAGAAGCGGTAGCAGTGGTCAAGTTCTTCTCACCGTATTCCCAATGGACTTGGTATGCGGTTGAGTTTGACGGCAAGGACACCTTTTGGGGTCTCGTGGATGGGTTCGAGATGGAGTACGGATACTTCTCGTACAGCGAACTAGAAGCAGTGACCGTCTTTGGCGGTGTACCTGCGGTGGAGCGCGACTGTCATTGGAGTCCTCGTCCTGTGAAAGAGATTGAGGCAGAAATCCTTAGTAGGGCGGTTCGGGTGTAAAAACCTGACCGCCTAAGGTTGCAAATAGTTTTTGTAGCCGATACAATAAATACACCTACTAGAAATGGAGTTACTAAAAATGAAACTACTCATCAACAAACTCGACGGAACGGTTTGCGAACTAGCAAACACGGTCGTCGTGGACACGGACAAACTAGACGACGAGGGTAAGGCAATCCTCAAAGACTGGGACGAGAGCGGAGCGGATAGTTTCGCAACGCAACTCGGTGAAAAATACGGCAAGGCATTGGAACGGTTCGTGGATAATGACCTTACTCACGCAAACTCAATGTCGTTTAGTCCTAAAGCGTTACGAGACGAGTTCGAGAACAGTCACCTGACAGACATCCCCGAGTTCAAGTTAGGTGAACAACTCACCGACGACCAACTAGAAGAGTTAGGTCAATACATCCTCTCTTCTGACTATCTGTGGAATGTTTACCAAGAGGAACTTCTCTCAGGTATCCGCAACTATGCACGAGACATCATGGGGAGGTCAATCTAATGAAAACCCAGTCAAACTATGCGAAATCCCAAAAAGGCATTTTGACCGTCGGACAACTCTTGGACTTATTGGAAGGTCAGGACAAAGACACGATGGTCGTCATAGGTAACGACGGTTGGTACGACAACATCGACGGAGTTCACCTAGTGGACGAAAGCGAAGAATACACCTGCGTAACTTTCGTCGCAGGCAAACCATACGACACGAGACAAGGATAAAACCATGCATACATATCACCGAATAGCAGTAGAAGCAGACGACCGAGAAGAAGCGATTGCACTCGCAGAAGCGTTTGCGAACGAACAAGTGTGGTCTGACTGGAATCAAATCCACATCGACGATGTTGAGTCGGTCATCTCCTACAAAGATAACCCAACCAAGTTCGTTGAACAAAAAGAACAGGCGTGCAAGTGGACGCAAGAAACAGTCACGAAAGCAGTTGAACTATATGGGGACATCTCGTTGAAGGAACTATTGACCAACCCGAAGTATGACTTCAGTAGTTTCAACAAACCAGTGAACGACCTCACCAAAGAACAGCGAGATATATACCTCGAAGAGAGTCTTGCGGTCTTCAAGGTAACACGAGCGTTCGAGGTTCTCAACGGGAGATACACATCGGATGTCATGTTCTATGACACCATTGAATACACGGCAAATCCCAAATGGGTAAATGAGCGTGTAGAGAGCAACCCTGACAGACAATGGATAGTGATTGTGGACTACCACTTCTGAAAAGAGTGGCTGTAAACGATTACAAATTGAACGGTGGCGTATATGCCATCAGAAAGAAGTAGAAATGGATTTTGAAGACTTCCTAGAGGACGACAACGATGATGTGTTGATTCGGATGCAACATGAAGACGGAACCACCGTCACATTCCTAACAGCACCCGCAACATTGTTTGAAGATAAAGATAAGTTGACACCGTTGGTCTATGGACTGGTAGACGGCGAGGTATGCGTCGCATTCAACGGAGACCTCATCGAACGGATGATTGCGGAGTCAGTAGAGAAGAACGGGGAAACATACGGTGCGCAAGCATCAGCGTTCCTCCCCATCACCATGATTCTCAACAAAGGTCTAAAAGCAGTAAACAAATATATGGAGGAACAAAAATAATGGCAACATACAGAGTCACTTGCATGGTCACCACAGAAGTTGAAGGTGAAGACATAAGTCAAGCAACAGAAAACGCATTAAACAAAATCAGAAATCTTGTCGGAGACAACCCGAACGCACCCACAGGATCGGAACGTCGTGAGGCGTGGGTAACTGGGATAGCGCAAGACGGGAACGGATACCTGATATTTGAACAAAACCACCATTCAAATTGAACGGTGGCGTATACAATAAACAAAGTAAACTATAAACCTAAACCGAAAGAAGATAAACATGAAACCATTCAGTCGAATACATAACAAGTTCATTGCGTCAGGGGTCTGTCCCAGATGCGAAGGACTAATCCCCTCAAACGAAAAGCACGGGCAATACATGGGGGCGGTATCTCGTCTCACACGAGACGCAGACAAACGGTCAATAGAAGTATGTTCGGATTGCGGTAGCGAAGAAGCATTACAAGAACATTTTGAAGGTTTTGCATCACCAATCGCAGACTGGCCGATTATGACCAAGGAAGCAATCAAACGCCGGTCAGAAGCATTCCTCATCATGATGGAAGTAAACGAAGAAGGCGACGATGAAGAACCGTTCTAAGAAGAAGACGACCACACGGTTGTACAAACTGAACGGTGGCGGAAACAAAGAACTTGCACGGTCGATGCGAGACCATCCAACTTACGTTAAACCGAATCTTAAATTAGTAACAAGCGGGGACTAGGACAAAGGGTTCCTAGCCCCGCCTGCTACCACGACGAGTCTTGGAGAGGGGGTCTTCACAGCCCCGTCGATAAACCAAACGCTAGCAAGTCCCGCCCATCTCAATCAACACCCCCACAGGTTGTGGTTTGATGGTCGGTAACGGGACTGTCGGACACTAAATTACGTTACTAGTGGATTTGTTTTGAAACGTGCGTGCGGGACGGCAAATCATCTGCTATCTTGTACCACTACCACGGGACTGTGGCGAATGAAATAGTAATCACGGTCTTCCTTCCAAAGAGGCACGGTGGCGTATACAACCTTTCGTTAACGATAAATAGTCGAACCTGAATCTACGATTGTCAAAAAATCGTGGATGTGGCACTGGCTGCTCTCGCGCCAAAAAACGTCGGTCAAAGGTTCTCAGACTCTCCAAAGTGTTTCTACGACAGAGGTTCTTTACCTCTTTCTTAGGGCAACGTTGATACCACTAATTCAATTGCCTGTGATTGATCCGGCCGCGAAAGATATTTATTGATTTGGCTACGTTCACTTGACCTTTTAAGTAAAAGGGTGTAGTCTGTGTTTATGAACGAAGTAAAATCAGATAAACCTAAACGCCCTAGAATTGCTACCAAACAACAAAACGAAAAAGCCAAAGGCATCCCCGACGAAGCAGTCCAAATTGTATGGGGACACTGGCTTACCGTTATGGGCTCCGACCGAGCCGTGCTCGACCATAAGCGCCGTGTCAAGATAGCCGCTGCGATTTACGACTACGGCATTCAGCGTGCGTGCGACGCAATCAACGGATGCGCCATGTCCAAATTCCATATGGGGGATAACCCTCAACAGAAGAAGTACAACAGTATTGACCTCATCTTCCGTGACGCAGACAAGATAGAGGGCTTCATTCAACGCACCCAGAAGCGTGACGCACGACAGGAGTTCTTAGATGAATAAACCCCAAGACCCAACCAAAGCGAACACTACGAAAATCGTAGACCTCGCCTACACACTGTGGAACAAAGAACTCCCCAACAACCCAGACCAGAACAAAGCCGTCTACAGGGGATGGCACCTCGTTCTTGGGGGATGCCCCTATGAGGAAATAGAAGCCATCCTCGTCAAACTTAACAAAACAGAACGCTACCTCCCCACCCCAGGCACCATATACGAACACTGGGAACAAACCCAACCAAATGCTGAACCCACCGCAGCACAAGCATGGAACACCTACTGCCACCTTCGAGACACCATCAACTCAGGAACCGCCCAACCCGACCAACACATCGCAGATAAACTTAAACAAGTAATCAAAATAGTTGGACTCAACCTGTCAACAGGCGCAGACAGAGAACACTTCAAACAAACATACAACCAACATACAACACTAAGGTAACATAATGAGACAATATATATACGGAATCCTCATCGGACTCCCACACGGAATCCTCATCGGACTACTCCTCGCTCGATACAGGGACAGATAAACCCAAATGAAAAAACGGCACGGGCGACCGCCGCATCGAGCACAAGCAAATACAAAAACGACCCTGACTATAAAAATTGACGCAGACATCAAGAATTTGATGGTTGACCAAGCGGATGCTTTTGATTTATCTATTGGCGAGTATCTGGGGATGTTGGTTGTTCGGGATTCTGGGGCTGTTGATGGGGTTTAAGGCGAGGCGTGCTGTTCCCGAGGAAACGGTGTTTGTGACTGTTCCTTTGCCTGGCTGGTTAAAGAATGAGTTGTTGGATTTGTGTAAAAAGAGAGATGTGTCGTTTCAGCGTTTGGTCGGACTGCTTCTTGTGAATGGTGTTCGTGATGCTGAGGGTCGGGCTTTATTGGAGTTGGGTGAGCCGATAGAGCCGATTAGTGGTGTTGTGGCGTACCTTCGGGGTGAGCGTCGTTTGGAGCCTTGTGGTTTGCCGTCTTGCGAGAAGAAGCCTGTTGAGGTTTTGGGGTCTAGTTATTGTGATACTTGTGGGGTGTGTTTAGCCTAGTTCCCACATTTGGCTGATTGATGGTCGTTTGGGTTTGATGCCGAGTTCTTTTTGTTTGGCGGCGAGTTGTCGTGATGTTAAGCCTGCCCATACTCCGTGCATGTCTATGGGGTGATATTCGAGGGCTTCTTTCAGGCACTGTGGCTTGACGGTGCAGTGTGCGCATATGTCTCTTGCTTCAAGGATGTAGGTGATGTCTTTGTGGTGCTGAGGAAACATGAGGTGTGTCTTTCCTCGGCAGGCTGCCATTGTTTGCCACCTTTTTGTTTGTGTATCATCTCGGTGGTTGTGGTGTGGTTGTTTCATTTAGGTTTATCTGTTTTCTGTTGTGTTTGTTGAATGTTGGTGTGGTACGGACTCCCTGTGTTGGGGTCGTACTTGGATGCTGTGGCTAATGCTTTGATGGCTTGCTTCTTGGCTTGAGCAGGGTTTCTGGGGATAGGCATATTGTGTAGTGCACCGAGTGCGTAGGGTGCTCCTGTGCCTAGGGTGTAGATTCCTGTTTGGTCTGTGAACCAGGAGTAGTCGCCGTCTATGTGATACAGGGTTTGGTTGATTGCTACGAGGAGTTCTGAGTCGTGTTCGGCTTTGGTAGCCACCATTGTTTCGTTGGTCGTGTACCCGTTCTTTTCAAACATCTCTTTGATGGCTGGGATGAGTTTGTTGGTGATGAACTCGTCAAGTTTTTTGCCTTTGATGTTTGGTGGGCAGATAGGCGGGTTAAGGGTGTGGGTGAGGAGGTTGATGGCTCTCAGGTCTCCTGCCGTTGCTATCAAGTACTTACCGTTGACGGCTATCTTGGATGTTTCGGATTTGAGGGTCATGATTTGATATGGGACGCCCGCGCTGTCCGTGGAGGTGATGCGGGTATCTGCTGCTAGTAGGCAGTATCCGTCCCCTTGTATTCCTACTACTGTTGTCATGTTGTGGTTCCTTGGCGTTTAGATTTATCTACGGCGCCGCGTGTGGGTGGTTAAAGGTTTACGGGATGAATAATGATTGGGGTTTGTTCTCCGACCCATGCGCCTGCGACATTGAAATCAATGTATTCTTCGGCTTCCGTATAAGTCATTTCATCTCGGAGCATCAGGGTTTCTACCATCAGCGGATATGAGTAGACGGCTAGGAGCGGTTCGTTCATTCGTTGTGTTGTCCCCAAAAAGGCGTGTTCAAAGCCGTCTGCCAACAGAACGGTTTCGTCTCGGTGTTCTAAATAGGTTTGGATGTCATCCCGTGTGTGGTTGGGAACGAACGTTTTCATTGGATTACCTCTATCCGCGCTTTGGCTATTTGGACATATTCTGCGGATTGCTCTATACCAATGAAGTTGAAGCCTTCAAGTACGGCTGCTTTGCCCGTGCTACCTGAGCCCGTGAACGGGTCAAGGACTGTTCCGTTGGGTGGGGTGATAAGCCTCACTAGGTAGCGCATGAGGTTTGTTGGTTTTACTGTCGGATGGTTGTTTGCCGCGCCTTCGTTGCGGTCTTTCTTGTTTGCTTTAGCACAATAAAAGAACCGAGCCGCTGAGCCTTTGTCTCCGTATTGTGGTCCACAGGGAACACCCATACTTTCCGACCAGATACCCCCCGTACCTCTGTCATCACGAGGCTCGCCTGCTTTACTGTCTGGGAATAGTTCTAGCACTTCGTCTGAACCGTCGTGAATGAAGTTCGCAGGGAAACGCCCTAGAGTTTTGAGTTTATGTAATGCTTCAAGATTTCCCCCTTCGTGGTGGATGGTGAGTTTTCCTGTCATATCAGTTCTGTCTTTCACATTGTCAAAGTTGTCAGTTGTTTCCACTCTGCATCCGTCAATGTTGATACCACCAACACCATGCGTCAACACATTCTGCGCCACTGTTCCTTCTAATGGTTTGCGTGCTAAAACTATTGGCTCGTGTGCTGGCTTGAGAGCAGTGCCCCAGCCTTCCCATTTCTTTGCTTCTTCAGAAGAGGGTTTTGTTATGTAGTCTGTTTTTCCAACAGTTCCTGATTCAAAAAGCGTATTATCTTTTGTAGAGTTTTCTCTGCTGTTTGGATTTCTACCAACAACTTCTCGTTCTACACCTAACTGTTTATCTAATTGCTTATCAATAGCCATTGACTTAGGAAACCCAGAACCATATACCCACATGATTTGGTCACGAATCTGAAACCCTGCGTCTTCGATAGCGCACGCCATGCGGTGATAGGTACGAGAGCCGCCGAAGGAGAGGAGATGTCCGCCTGGCTTCAACACTCGTAAGCATTGAACCCACACCCTTTGGTCATAAGCAATCCCTGTTGAATCCCAAGATTTCCCCATGAACCCAAGTTCATAAGGTGGGTCAGTAACTATGGAGTCAACACTGTTATCGGGAAGAAGTTCTAATTCGTCTCGGCAATCACCGTGCAGTACTTGTACCGAAATCATTGGTGTGCCCCTATTCTCGCTTTGGCTATCTCCACATATTCGGCTGATTGTTCTACGCCGATGAATCCGAACCCCTCCAACACGGCAGCCTTGCCCGTTGAACCCGACCCTGTAAACGGGTCAAGTATCAGTCCGTTGGGTGGTGTTACGAGTCGGCAGAGGTAGCGCATCAGGTTTGTCGGTTTCACAGTCGGGTGATGGTTGGCTTGCTTGGCAACGCCTTTCTCCTCAAAAGTTCCCATCCCTGTCACGGTTCGTTCGTCAGGGCGTTTTTCAGCGAATCCGTCTAAGCCTTCGTTGCGGTCTTTCTTGTTTGCTTTAGCGCAATAGAAGAAACGGGCAGCCGAACCGTCATCACCCATCGCCCTGAAACCGCCTTCGGTTTCTTGACCGCCAGCGAATGAGGTGTTTACAGCCTGCCCACGCTTCGCAGGATACGCACCGCCTTTGCTGTCAGGGAACAGTTCAAGCACTTCGTCGCTGCCATCATGAATGAAGTTTGCAGGGAAACGACCTGGTGGGTTGTAGTTGGTTGGCTTCATCATTGAGTAGTCGCCGTAGACAGTGTTGTTGGTCATGGGCTCAGTTCCGAAGTCCTGATGCTGATTCTTTGCGGTGCTTTCCTGTCTGTCTTCATCCGAAACAAAGTCCACTCGGCATCCGTCAATGTTGAT